TTATCAACAAAGATATAGACAAAGCATTTAAAAAAGTTGGTTTTAAATAATAAAGTAGTAGTATAGTATAAGAATACAATATTCAACTTTATGGCATCAGACAGAGCAATCGACAAGCTAAAGAAAGCATTTAGCATAGGCAAAAGAAGTAGCTACCCTATATACAAAGATGGTGAATTAATTTTGCAGGTGTACTGGACACCACTAACTATTGCTGATCGAGATGCAATAAATGATACTCTAATAGCCAGTAATAGAGTACAAAATGAAAGCAGCTTAGACTTTGCTCTTCAAGTAATCATAAGTAAAGCTGAAGATGAAAATGGTCAAAAGCTATTTGTTGATGCAGATAGAGCAAGCCTAAGAAGAGAAATACCATTAGGAGTTCTACTTGAACTTATGACTAAGATGCAAGAGTTGGGTGAGGAGGCTACCCCTGATGCCGTAAAAAGCACAGTTGAGTAAAGACCATTACTTATATTTTCAATTTCTAATTGCAGAAACTCTAGGCATGACGGTCCAATATTTGCGTAATAATATGACCCTAGAAGAAGTTTATGGTTGGAACGCATACTTTAGCATTAAAAACGAAAGGGAAAAGAAAGCATACGAAGATGCCCAAAAGAAAGCTCAATATCGTAAGGTACGCTAAACTAAGAACAATGTTTTATCTAAATTAGTGGCTGGCTCTAATTACGAAGTAAATATACAACTGAATGTTAAAAAGATTAACCAGCAGTTAAATAATCTTGAGCGAAGAATAAAAAAGCTAAATGATATTGCAATGGGTCAAAAGGGTGTAGGAAAAGCAGCCTTAAAAACAGAACGAGACAAACTAGCTCTCGCAACTAAAACTTTTAGAAGAGAACAGCAGATAACCAAAGAAAAAGCAAAACAAAACAAAATTGAAAGCAATACCGCAAAAATCGTAAAAGATCCTAGCGGTAGACAGATGCAAAGAAACTTTGATATAGCTAGAGGAAAGTTTGCTGGATCAGGGCCAGGTGTTTATGGACCACAACCCAGAGGTCCTAGAGGTTCTCGTACTTTAGCACGATTAGGTCTTACAGGAAATGATATTTCTGGAGCACTAATAAGTGGTGCATTTCCATTGTTATTTGGACAAGGACCGTTAGGTGCTGCTGCTGGTTTTGGAGGTGGATTGCTCGGGTCAAAACTAGGAGGACAGACAGGTGGATTCGCTGGAGGTCTTATAGCAACTGGTTTGTTAACACAAATTCAACAGATAAGTCAAAATTTGACCGAGCTAGGAAAGTCTATGGATATGTTCGGATTTAGCGTAGCTACTGTCAGTAAAGCATTAGGAGTATCTGGAACACCCACAGAGGAGTATTTAAAAGTATTAGAGCAGACTCAAGGAAAACAGGCTGCGTTTAACGAATCCATGAGAAGAATGGAAGAGCTAGTAGGTCAAGATGGTGTAGAAGCATTACGCAAATTTTCTGAGGGCACTAGAGAATTGCAAAGTTCTATAAGCAGATTTTTAACTCAAATAGGTGCTCAAGCTGCAAAATTATTTACTGGAGGTAGCGGTAGAGTCACAGGATTAAGAAGAAGTCAACTTTTGGGAGATGCGAGACAAAGCACTGATCCAGATGTGGCAGGTTTAGTCGCTGAAAGGGGAACTGCATCTAGAAGAAGGAAGGCAGAAATAGATGAAGAAATAATTGCACTTATGCTCGGACTAGAAACGAATAAAGAGAATTTAGATATAGAAGAGACTAGGTTAATGAAACTAAAAGAGATGACAAAGAGTGTAACTAATAGAAATTTATTTTTACAGGAAAGTTTGCAGCTAGGAACTAGAGAAGCAGAAATACAAGAAAAACTAAGAGAATTAGATAGACAAGCTAAAAAACAAGGCATAGAAATTTTAGATACTGAAAGAGAAAGATTTAAAAATTCTTTACGTCTACAGCAAGAACTTGAACGTGTAAATAGTCTGTATCAAGGTATTGCTGACACTGTTCAATCAGGTCTTGTTGATGCTATCGAAGGTGCAATAAACGGAACTAAAACTCTTGGCGATGTAGCCCGTAGTGTTTTTGGAGCGATCCAGAGACAACTTATAAACTTTGCTGCAACTTCTTTCTTGAGAGCAATTCCTGGTATTGGTGGATTTTTTGCGAATGGTGGTATTACCAAGCCTAATAAATCATATATTGTTGGAGAACGTGGACCAGAACTATTTACCCCAGGAGTTACAGGAAGAGTTACTCCCAACCACGAAATGGGTGGAGGATCTACAAATGTGGTTGTTAATGTAGATGCTTCTGGTTCTAATGTAGAAGGAAATGAAGAAGAAGGCAGAGCTTTAGGGGTTGCATTATCAGCAGCGATAGAGGCAGAATTACTTAAGCAAAAACGACCTGGAGGTTTACTTGCATAATGGCTACTTTTCCATCAATCACACCAACATACGGACAGCAGAAAAGATCCGCACCAAATACTAGAACAGTTCGTTTTGCTGACGGCTATGAACATAGAATATTATTTGGACTTGCTGCTCATCAAAATCCAAAAATATATAATTTTACTTTTAACGTATCAGAAACAGATGCGGATACTATAGAAGGCTTTCTTGATAGTCGTGCCAATGATAGTGCCAGCTTTACTTTCACTCCACCAGGAGAAGGCTTTACAAAAACAGGAACTTATTCTCAATCAGGAACTACAGTAACAATTACAATTACAAGTCATGGTGTAGCAGTAGGAGATGAACTAACTATTGATTACACTTCTGGATCGGCAACTGATGGTACATTTCTTGTTGCTTCGGTTACTGATTCAAATGTCTTTACTGTTACTGCTGCTGCTAGTGCAACTAATAGTGGAAATGTTTCGATTACTTTATCTGGTGCTGGACAATATGTTTGCGAAAACTGGACAAAATCTATACCATATAACAATAGAGCAACAATTCAAGCAACATTTAGAGAGGTGTTTGAACCATGAGCAGTTCTGCTATTGTTAGTAATCTTCAAAATATAAATCCATCAGCAATAATTGAACTATTTGTACTTACTTTGAAAGAAGGCTTAAATTATGCCACAGGAAATCCAGATGGTGTCACTACTGTATATAGATTTCATGCTGGTTCTTCTTTAAAAGATAATGGAGAAATTGTATGGGCTGGTAATAGTTATCAAAGATTTCCTGTAAAAGCTGAAGGATTTGCTTTTCAAAAAGGAATGTTACCTCGACCAACTCTTACAGTATCAAACGCATTAGGAACAATTACATCTATTTTATTATCAGTAAATGAAGCAAGCGTTGGTAACGATTTAACAGGTGCAACTGTAACTCGAATAAGAACTCTTGCAAGATTTGTTGATGCTGTTAATTTTCCTAGTAATGTCAATCCTTATGGAACACCAGATTCTACAGCAGAGTTTCCACAAGAAATATATAAAATAGATAGAAAAGCAGCAGAAAATAGAGAGACAGTTCAATTTGAATTAGCATCTGTATTTGATCTTGCTGGTATTCGTGCTGGTAGACAATGCACTAGGTCAGAGTTCCCTTCTATTGGTACGGCTATAGGATGAATTGGAAAGACGCTGCACTTAATCATGCTGAGACAGAAGATCCAAAAGAATCTGTTGGACTTTTGCTGAATGTAAGAGGAAAAGAAAGATATTATCCCTGCCGTAACCTGTCAATGACAGCACATCAATGTTTTATTCTTGATCCAGAGGATTATGTAAAAGCCACAAATATAGGAGAAGTTACTGCTGTTGTTCATAGTCATCCAACAACACCGCCTATTGCAAGTCAGGCAGATATGGTTGCGTGTGAACAAAGTAAGCTTCCGTGGCATATTGTTAATCCTAAAACAAAAAAATGGGGATATTATGAGCCACAGGGATATGAAGCTCCTTTACTTGGACGGCAATGGGTATGGGGAATTACAGATTGTTGGAGTTTAGTAAGAGATTATTACAAACAAGAAAAAGGTATAGAGTTGAAAGATTATGAAAGACCAATTACTCCAGAAGAATTTATGAAAGATCCTTTATTTGAAAGCTATGCTTGGAGAACAGGATTTAGAGAACTTAGACCAGATGAAAAATTAAAATCTGGAGATGTTTTGTTGATGAGTATTTTAGATTCAACTTTAAATCATGTAGCTATTTTTCTTGGAGATGAGGTATTACATCATTTAACCGATAGACTATCTTGTAGAGAACCATATTCTCCGTGGTTGTTAAAATGTACAGGAAAGAGGTATCGTTATGCTTCGTAAAATAAAATTATATGGAGAACTTGCGGAATTTGTAGGTCATAAAGAATTTGAAGTAAAAGCAGATACTTTAGCTAGTGCAGTTAGTTTTTTAGTAAATAATTTTGAAGGAATAGATAAATTTATGAACCCTAAATATTATCAAGTAAAAGTTGGTAATTATGCGATAGATGAATCAGAAGTAAGCCATCCTATAGGTAAAGAAGATATACATTTTATACCTGTCATTACTGGTGCTGGTAGAGGTTTTGGAAAAATATTTTTAGGTGCTGCATTAATTGGTCTATCATTTTTATCTTTTGGAACTTCGGCAGGGATGGGTGTTGCTTTTTCTAAAGGACTTGCAAAAGTAGGTCTTATCCAAAAAGGCTTGTTTGGAGTAGGTGCAGCTTTAACTTTATCTGGTGTAAGTGATATATTGTTTCCATTGCCAAAGTTTGATGATTTTGATTCAGAACAAGATCCTAGATTATCATTTAGTTTTAATGGTATTCAACAAACAAACAGGGCTGGCACACCAGTACCAATAGTTTACGGAGAGATATTCACTGGATCGGTTGTAATCAGTGCTTCTGTAGATACTGAGCAGGTACAAGCATGACAGACATTAAACGTATTATTAGAGGTTCTAAAGGTGGAAATCCACCACCTCCAAAACCTACTAGAGAACCTGATACTCTTCATAGTAGACAATATGCAACTTTTTTAGATCTAATATCAGAGGGCGAAATAGAAGGTTTTGCTACCGCATCTAAAGAAGGTAGAACAAAAGGCACAACTGCATATAATAATGCTGCATTAAAAGATGTATTTTTAAACGATACTCCTGTTATAAGAGCTTCAGCAGATTCTACTAATATTCAAGATGTAGATAGAAACTTTCAAAATGTAACTTTCAATCCTAGATTTGGTACGGATAGTCAAACTGCTATACCCAATATAGATAGCAGTGTATCTACAACAAATGTTGGTGTAACAGTAACAAAAGCTATTCCTGTAACTAGGCAGATTACGAATACAAATGTTGATAAAGTAAGAGTATCTGTTACTTTTCCTCAACTACAAAAAGCAACTGATGATGGAGATTTGCTTGGTAGTGAAGTTACTTTATCAATAGCTGTTCAATATAACTCTGGTGGTTTTACTACTGTGATAACTGACACAATAAAAGGTAGGAGTGGAGATGCGTACCAAAGGGATTATGGTATAGAGCTTACAGGTGCATTTCCAGTAGATATTAGAGTAAGTAGAGACACAAATGATGCTACAGAAACTAATTTACAAGATACTTTTCAGTGGACAAGTTTTGGAGAAATTATTGAAGAATCTCGTACTTATAACAACAGTGCTTACACTGCCTTACGTTTGGATTCGATGCAGTTTAGTTCGATTCCAGATAGAAAATTTAGAATTAGAGGAATAAAAGTAAGAGTTCCAGGAGCAGGTGCTAATAGTTCTGGTACTCCAACTGTTGTTACGAGTCAAGCAGTTGCAGATTCTTTAGGACTTGGAACTGTAAGTAGTTTTGGTTTTATTCATTATCCAGACGGCTATATATTTAATGGAGTAATGGGAGCAGCTACTTGGTGCTCTGATCCTGCAATGGTGCTGCTTGATATTTTAACAACAAGCAGATATGGATTTGGAGATCATATAACAGATGCTTCACTTGATCTTTTTAGTTTTGTAAATGCAAGTAAATTTGCAAGCACTCTTGTAGATGATGGGCAAGGAGCACTTGAACCTAGATTTAGTTGCAATGTAAATATACAAAGTCCAAAAGAAGCGTTCCAATTAATAAATGATTTATCAGGTGTAATGAGATGTATGCCTATATGGTCTGCTGGTTCAATAACAATTACACAGGATAAACCTACAGATCCTAGCTATTTATTTAATTTATCTAATGTTACTGAAGAGGGTTTTTCATATTCTGGTAGCAGTTTAAAAACAAGACATAGTGTTGTATCTGTTTCATATTTCAACATGGATAGTCAAGAAGTTGATTTTGAAGTGGTTGGAGATAGCGATAATGCAACAGATGTAGCAAGAAGAGCAAAATTAGGTACTGTCATAAAACAAGTTAAAGCATTTGCTTGCACTTCAAGAGGTCAAGCCAAAAGACTAGGTAAAGCAATATTATTTGCTGAAGAAAACGAATCGGAAGTTGTTGCATTTGCAACTTCTATTGAATCTGGTGCGGTGGTAAGACCAGGTGCAATTATTGAAATTCAAGATCCAGTAAGAGCAGGAGTAAGAAGAGGTGGAAGATTAAAAAGTGCTGCTTCTACAACTGTTGTTACTGTTGACGATACTGCTGCTACAGATCTCGCTGTGGATGCAAGTGGCAACCCAACTGGAGATGCAAAAATATCTATCATTATGCCCGATGGAACGATGGAGGTAGGAGATATTTCTGCTGTGTCGGGAGCTAATATCACTGTTGATAGTGTTGTAAAAAATAATCCAGACGGAACTCAAACTACTCAATCCACTTTTACTTCCGTTCCAAATGCAAATACACCTTTTCTCATATCTAACGTCACTACTCAATCTCAACTATTTAGAGTAATAACAGTAGAAGAGCAAGATGGAATAAATTATGCAATTACAGCTTTATCTTATGTAGAAGGTAAGTACGCTTTTATTGAAGATGGTGAAGCATTACCAGCTAGGGTTGTTTCTAAATTAAACGAGCCAGCAGAACCTCCTTCTAATGTCAGTGCTGTTGAAAGAATATTTCCTATTAATAATCAAGCTGTATCGAAGATCATTATTAGTTGGCAACCTATAGTTGGTGTTACTGAATATCAGGTTAATTATAGATTTGGTAATGATAACTTTATCAGTGAAAGAGTAGCAAGACCTGATTTTGAAATAGTAAACAGTAGAAAAGGAACTTACACGATCCAAGTTTTTTCATATAATGTTCAAAATATTATTTCAGCTAGTTCAACAAATATTACATTTGAAGCGGTAGGAAAAACTGCTTTACCACAAAATGTTTCTAATTTACTTGTTGAACCAGTATCAGATCAATTTATAAGATTACGTTTTGATAAGGCTACAGATATTGATGTTACTCATGGTGGAAACGTAGTTGTTAGACATAGTAATATTAGCGATGGAACGGCTACATTTACAAACTCCACTGATGCTATCCCTGCTTTGCCAGGAAACGTGTCTGAAACATTAGTACCAGCAGTTAATGGAGAGTATATTCTTAAATTTAGAGATGATGGTGGAAGATTAAGTCCTGGAGAAACTTCAGTTATAGTTAATACTCCAGATCCATTTCCTAAATTAACTGTATTTACAGATAGAGAAGATACAGATTCTCCACCTTTTGCTGGCGAAAAAGTAGATTGTTTTTTCTCTGATGATGTTAATGGACTTGTTCTTGGATCTCTTGAACTATTAGATGGTGTAACAGATTTTGATGCTATCGCTGATTTTGACTTTCTTGGTGCTGTTGATATTACTGGTGGTCATTATGATTTCGCTTCCAAACTAGATTTAGGTGGTAAACAACCATTGAGATTAACTAGACATCTTGTAAGTCAAGGTTTTTATCCTAATGATTTAGTAGATAAACGAACTGCAAATATAGATACTTGGACAGATTTTGATGGTGCTACTGCATTTGATGTCAATGCAAAACTATTGGTAGCAACAACTGACAGCGATCCAGCTACATCTGATTCAGCAACCTATACACAATCTGGAACGACAATAACAGTAACAAAGACTAGCCATGGATTTGCCATTGGTACGTTTGTAGATATTGATTTTACAAGTGGTGGTGCAACTGATGGATATTTTGAGGTTCAATCAGTACCAACTGATAGCACATTTACTGTTACAGCATCATCTAGTGCAACAATATCAAGTAGCAACTGTACTCTTGGAGCAGGATTTACTAAATTCAGTACTTTTGTTAATGGAACATTTATTGGCAGAGGATTTAGATTTAGATGTGAAATGGATTCAGACGATCCAGCACAATCTATTGAAATAGATCAACTAGGTTACAATGCACAGCTTGAAAGTAGAACTGAAACAAGTCTTGGTAATGCAGGAGCTACTGGAGGATTAATTGCATCTGGAACGTCTACAAAGTCTGTTACTTTTACTAATAGTTTCTTTATAGGTCAAGCTGGTACAGATGTTGCAGCAGATAGTATAAAACCTTCTATTGGTATTACTATTGAAAATGCCCAGGCTGGAGACTTCTTTACAATTCCAAGTATTACATCAACAGGTTTCACTATTAATGTAAAAAATAGAGATACATCTGGAAATGAGACTTTTGTTAATAGAAATTTCAAATATGCTGCAACTGGATTTGGGCGTGGTAGTTAGAGTTGAATTAAGATATACTTAAATAAAAAATGGACTAAGCGATGTCTCAAGTACCTAATACCAGCCCTAGTAATGCAGATTATGATGTAGAAAATTCTACAGGAGCCAATGTCCGTGGAGATTTAAATAATATATTAGATGCGATATTAACAATGAATAGTGGTGCTGCCGAGCCAGCATATAGAAAAGCATATACATTCTGGGCAGATACAGGAAATAATTTATTAAAAATGCGTAATTCAGCAAATGATGGCTGGATTGATTTAAGAACGCTTACTGGTGGTATAACTTCTACTGCTGATGCAACAATAAATTCTCTTACTGTAGGAAAAGGTGCAAACTCTGTTTCTGGTAACACTGTTTTGGGAGAAGGTGCTTTAGACGCTTCTGTTACTGGTGCAAATAATACTGCTATCGGTAAAAGTGCTTTGACTACCAATACAAGTGGATTTAGAAATGTAGCTGTAGGTATGTTAGCTCTGCAACTAAATACAACTGGTGGAGATAACGTAGCTATTGGTGAACAAAGTATGGATGCCAATACTTCTGGGGATAATAATGTTGGTGTAGGTAGAAACGCTTTAGGTACTAATACAACTGCTAGTAATAATACTGCTCTTGGTCACCATGCTTTATTATTAAACACAACTGGAACAGAGAACGTAGCAGTAGGTGCTTTGGCCTTAGATGCTAATACAACAGCTAATTCTAGTACAGCAGTTGGTTATCAAGCATTAACAGCAAATACAACTGGATTTGCTAATACTGCTGTAGGTCATAATGCTGCAGACGCTAATACAACAGGACAAAAAAACTGTGCTTTTGGAAGAAATGCACTTACCGCAAATACTACAGGCGATTTTAATACAGCATTAGGACAAGCTGCTTTACAAACAGCCACAACTGCAGATAATAACACTGGTATAGGAAATGATGCTTTAACATTTACAACAACTGGTGCAAATAACACTGCTATAGGAAATGCTGCATTACAACAAAACACAACTGGAAGTTTTAATGTAGCTGTTGGATCCAATACTTTAGATGCTAATACAACTGGAACTTTGAATGTGGCAGTTGGTATGCACGCTTTAGGTGGTAACACAACAGCAAGTAACAATACTGCTGTTGGTCATGATGCTTTAAAAGCAAACACAACTGGAACTCAGTGCGTAGCAGTGGGTTCTTTAGCTTTAGATGCTAATACTACTGCAAATAGTAATACTGGTATTGGGTATGCAGCTTTAAGTGCAGCCACAACAGGAGATGCCAATGTAGCAATAGGAAATAGCTCTTTGTTAGTTAATACAACAGGAACAAATAACGTGGCTTGCGGTACTGCTACCTTAATGGCAAACACTACAGCGTCTAACAATACTGCAATAGGTTATTTTGCTTTACTGTCAAACACAACTGGAGCTAGTAACACAGCAGTGGGTCATAATTCTCTAGATGCTAATACAACAGGAGGTTCAAACGTAGCTGTAGGTCAAGGTGCTTTAACTTCAAACACAACAGCATCTAGTAACACCGCAATAGGACAAAATGCTTTACAATCAAACAGTACTGGAACTTTGAATACTGCTGTTGGTAAATCAGCTTTAGCGACTAATAATACAGGAGATAATAACACCGCAGTTGGTGTAAACTCATTACTCGTAAACACAACTGGCCAAAACAATGTAGCTGTAGGTGTTACCACTTTAGATGCTTGTACCACAGGAAATAATGAGACCGCAGTAGGATTTACAGCTTTAGGCGCACTTACTACAGGTATAGATAATTCAGCTTTTGGTGCTTATGCTGGTCAAAATATAACAACTGGACAAACTAATGTAGCAATTGGAAAATCATCATTACATGATTGCACTACTGGAGATAATAATGTAGCAGTTGGAGTAAATGCTTTATTTGAAAATACAACGGCAGATAATAATACAGCTGTAGGTTATTTTGCCTTAAAAGCGAACACAACTGGTACAAATAATACTGCTCTAGGAACTAACGCCTTAGACGCTAATACAACCGCAAGCAACAACACTGGTATTGGTATTACTGCATTAGGTGAAAACACAACTGGAACAGCTAATACTGCTGTAGGAGCAAACGCTCTTAATAATAGTACAACAGCAGACAACAACACTGCTATTGGCTATCATTCTTTAATAACAAACACAACTGGAAGCAGTAACACAGCGATTGGTTCAGAGTGTCTTGATGCTCTTACTACGGGGGCTGAAAACGTAGCAGTTGGTTATAGGGCTGGTACTGCTGTAACCACTGGAAGTAATAATACATACATAGGTAGAAGGGCTGGACAAACTAATACCACTGCAGATAACAATATAGGCATTGGTAGAAGTGTAATGGAAGATGCTTCAAATAGTGCTAATCAAAATGTTTGTATTGGTAATACTGCTGGCTTTGCATTACAATCTGCTAATAATGTTGCTGTAGGTCACGAGGCACTTAAAACAAACACTACTGGACAAGCTAACACTGCTGTAGGTGCACAAGCTTTAGAGAAAAATACAACAGCTTCAAACAACACCGCAGTTGGCAGAGATGCTTTAGCTCTAAACACCACTGGAACACAGAACGCTGCTTTTGGTGCTTATGCTGGTGATGCAACAACTACGGGATCATATAATACAGCAGTGGGTGTGAATGCTTTAGGCGATATGACTACATCATCTAATAATACAGCAGTAGGTAATGGTGCTTTAAATCGAAATACTACAGCAGGTAATAATACAGCAGTGGGCTACCATGCTTTAGAGGAAAACACAACTGGTCAAAATAACGTAGCTGTAGGTGTTTTAGCTTTAACAACAAGTGTAACTGGAGAGCAAAGTACAGCTATTGGAGGAGAAGCGTTAAGATTTTCAACCGCAACACAAAACGTAGCTGTTGGTTTTTACGCTGCAAGAGAATGTACAAGTGCAACTGGTATAACTGCTTTAGGATTCAGAACACTTCGAGATAATACAACTGGATCTAACAACACAGCAGTTGGTTTTGATGCGTTAGCAAATAACACAACTGGAAGCTCAAACGTTGCGCTTGGCGTAGATGCAGCTTTAAATGTTACAACTGGAGTTCAAAATATAGCTATAGGTCATTTAGCTTTTGATGCAGCAACTACAGCTAATTATAATACTGTAATAGGTTTTGATGCTGGTGCTGTTATTACTAATGGTGAATTAAATTCTATATATGGATACGGTGCTGGTACTGCCATCACCACTGGTGACAATAATCATTGTTTTGGTGCTGCGTCACAACCTAGTTCTGGAACTGTAAATAATGAAATAGTTTTAGGTAATTCAAATAATACTACACTTCGTTGTAACACACAAACCATATCTTCTTTATCAGACGCAAGAGACAAGACAAACATAATTGATTTGCCCGAGGGCTTAGAGTTCATAACGAAATTAAAACCTGTAAAGTTTGAGTGGGCTAGTAGAGATGGAAATGTTAAAGATGGATCGTATGAACATGGTTTTATTGCTCAAGATTTACAGGCAGTACAAAAAGAAAATGATGCAGACTACCTAAATATGGTATTAGACGAAAACCCTAATAGATT